AAAGTTTAGTGGAATATAAAAATAAAACTATTTATAGTAACATTGAGAGGAAATACATATGGCGTTTTTAGATAATTCAGGTGACATCATTCTAGATGCTGTTTTAACAGATGCAGGTAGACAGCGTTTAGCCCGTGGCGATGGTAGTTTCAAGATTACTCAGTTCGCTCTAGGTGACGATGAAATCAACTACGCACTGTATAATACAACTGCTAGCACCGCATTAAGCGATATCAGCATCCTTCAAACACCAGTTCTAGAAGCGTTTACCAATAATATCGCTTCTCTCAATAGCAAACTACTTACGATTCCAAGAAATAATCTCCTTCATCTACCAGTAATTAAGATGAATTCTGCACTTAATAGTAATACGGCTACACAATTAAATAATACCGTAGTTGTACTTGTGGATGACCCAACAGAAAAACTTGCTATCAATTCGGCAGCAAATGGTTTAATTTATGGATATAGAATTTTAGATTCTGATGTTATTGAATTGCATCAGGGTTTAGACACTACATTCTTTGCTCCAACCGTTTCAATACCTTCTGATCTCAAGGAAACACAATATACGGTAGAGATTGATAATAGACTTGGTATTTTAATAAACCCAGATTCTAAAAATGCAAGTGACGCGGTGGAAGCAGATAAATCCTATGTTGATGATGATAATATTGCATTATATTATTTTTCATCAGGTACGAATTCTGAATATGTCAGGGATCTCCCAGCTAGTACAACTAGATCATCAGCTGTAATTGCTGGTCCAACAGGAACAAGTCTGCGATTCCTTATTAAATCAACACTAGACGCACAAGCTAGTAATTATCTATTTGATCTTTATGGTCAAGATTTAACGTCGGGTGGTAATAATTTTAAAATTATCAAAAGTACTGTAACTGTATCTGGAGTTACAACTGGTTATTCAGTATCTATTCCAGTTTCATTTATGAAAAAAGTATAATATAAAAGGATAAAAAGATGGCATCAATCTATAAACGTCTAAATTCAGACGATGTTACAGTAACCAGCACCAATATCTATGAGGCAATTCCAATTGTTTCTGGGGTTATCTCAGGATCATATAGTGGACAAACCGTCAAGACCTTTAATCACGGTATGTTCCAGAGTGTATATGATTATCCGTACCTAAGTGCTTCCGCCAACCATCTTTTTGATGTTTCCGTGGGTAGAACAGCCGCTGCTGAAGCTGCTTCTGGTTCCCTTCTACAAGCGGATAAGAAGAAAAACATCTATACACAAATGGCACAACTCCTCATTGGCTACGATACAACTGGTTCTATCAAGAAATTTGATGACAAGAACACTGCAAATGTCAATGCAACACTACAAAATGCATATTTCCTAAGCTTCTCCAGACTTCTTGTCAAAGATGAGATCAAAGCTGGCAGCTTTAACATGGTAATTGGAACCGGCAGCTTCGCATCACCACTTGGAAATACAATAACAATTACCGATCTATCTGCCACAACCTCAAGATATGCAGATTCACCAACTGGCGAATATGGTGTTCTAACTGTTTCAGGTGGTATCAATACTGGATATGCCACTGCCGGTCTTATCTTCTATCAAGCCGGTGTCGTTGCCCTTTCACCATACATCTTTGCAGCCTCTGGTTCTTCAACAGAACTTGCCAGTATGTCAAGCAACCAAAAGGGTCAATTAGCAGCCGCTGCTGGCATGGAAGGTACGGACGGAACCTCGCTTATCACCGGTAATATTTCAAATATGTTCGTAAGTGCTTCCATTCAAGGTGCTGGAGATGCTCTCCGTAGAAGAATTAAGAGCATCAACTTCAACAACACAACAGAACTCAACTCAACCATTTACTTCTGCCGTGCAAACAGCAATGAATTTAACTATAGTTCAAATCCGACCTATCTTTCTGGTAGCGAAATTATCGTAAAGGCTGGTAATCCAGCAAATGCACCAGTTTCGTATATCACAACTGTTGGTCTGTACTCGGTAGACAACGAACTCCTTGCTGTTGCTAAATTATCCGAACCACTCAAGAAGACCCCAGACGATAGCATAATTCTCAGAACTCGTTTGGACGTATAATTTAAAGGATAGCCATGTCATTAAGAGAATTTGAACAAAATGATGTTTTTGTTAACGTAATGAAGACAAAACCTCATTGCAAATTCTCTATTTATAATGGTCAAATATATCACACTAAGATATACGCCAATACAGTTCCAGAGGGAAGTGCTGGCGTTAATGATCTTAATCTGGGAACTTCGCAGTTATCACCGGAACCAGATTCTGATTACTATAGCTTAGATTTCAGTCTTACAAACGGTAAAAATACATTCTATTTACCAGTGATATAAAAATATGTCAAATTATTACAGATATGCCTATAAAAATTCAAATTTAGAAAAGTTGAATTCAGTATCTGCTGATGAGTATGCATATAGTGAATATGGTACTGAATTCAAACAGGACTATTCACTTACATCTTCCATAAGTGTAGATTTCTATCCAGATTCTCAAGACGCCTTAACCTCCATCTATGACTTAGCAGATTCAGATAGGAAGCGTATTAATTCGTTAAAAAATACTTTAAAAAAATATAGAAAATATAGCCCTTATTTTGAATATCAATCTGAATTAGTAGATTATTCAAGTGATAATATCTGTCTCGTGAGTATTCCTAGTATATTCTACGGGGATTCTTTGGAGAAAGGTAGCGTAGAACTATCAATATTCAGTGATGGCTTACTAATATCAAAAATACAGGATACTGGACGTAATAGTGAAATGATTGTGACGTATCCAAGCTCTTCAAATAAAGAAGTTGCGGGTGTCGTCCTTTATGATGAAGGATTTGTACTATTATTTGGTTCTGCCTCACTTGACTCCTATGTAGAAGAATTCTATTCAACATCAGGAAATACAGTGGGGGCTGACAATCCTCGTTGGTTTAGCTGGGGCATAACATCAAAAAATGGGAACAACTTTGTTACGCATACATCTTATGACATAGAGTTTAATGGTGTGCATAAAATCCCACAAATAACAATGCTTGCACATGCACCAAGAGGTGAACTAAATCACTCAAACAACAATACATACATTACATATAATGAAAGGGACAGAAAAACAAAGGTAGGTTCAACATTCGTATCAGAAGATGATACAATCACCATTAAAAACTTGGTTAAGACTGACTATGTAACGCCAATTCCTGATTTTCACAAAGAAACGTACATCACAAAGATACTTATTTATGATGAAGACAAAAATGTCATTGGTGTTGCAAAATTGGCTAAGCCGGTTCGTAAAACAGAAGAACGTGAATACACATTTAAATTAAAACTGGATTTATAAAATGGCATCTTCAAGCGCAATAATGAACGGACAACCACCAGCAAATATTGCTGCAAGCACAATTGAAACAATTGATGCTGCTTTTTTAAAATATGTCGAAGATTTAAACATATTTTGTAATACAAGTGCAGGATTTAAGAAAATCCCAGTCATTTGGTCTTCTGCTGAACGTTCTTTCCAGATTAAAAATAATAAAGAATTGAGAGATGCTAACGGCTCCTTGATTCCACCTATTATTTCTCTTGAACGTTCGAATGTAACAAAAGATCCAAATAATAAAGGTGGATTTCAAGGTACTCTTTCGCCAAGTAATGATCGTTATTTTACAACAAGAATCCTAAATCAAGAAAAAACATCTGAATTTGCCAATGCAGATTCACAAAAGAAGAGCGGTCAGCTAAATTTCGTAACATCCAAAAAGAATAAAAAGGTTGTTTATGAGCATTTAAGCATTCCAGTCCCAATTTATATTACTGTTGAATATAAAATTCATATCTTAACGAATTATCAAGGTCAAATGAATGAGGCGATTCAGCCATTTATGGCTAGAACTGCACAGAATTACTTCATTATTACTAATGATTCTCACAAATATGAATGTTTTATGGATCCAGATTTCTCACAAGAGACAATCACGGATCTTGCAGAAGAAGAACGTAAATACGAATCAACAATAACTATAAAAGTTCTTGGTTACTTGATTGGTGAAGGTGTAAATCAACAAAAGCCCCAAGTATTAAAAAAAGAAAGTGCTGTTGATCTAAAGATTCCTCGCGAAAGCATCATCGTACCAAACGAAAACCAAAAAAAAATAAAGGAAATATCTAATCAACCTGGTGGTGGTTCTGCTGGCGTTGGTGGAGGTCTTAAAAAAAGGATATTTCATATAGATAATATCGATACCCCCGTTTTCATTCTTAAACACAATTTTAATACAAGAGATTTGTATGTTTTGGTTCGTGAAGATTATAATGATCACTCTCTTGTGCAACCTGCTATAAATTTTATTTCATTAAACGAAATAGAGATAGATTTGGGCGCAGTCGATGGAGAAGGATATTGCGTAACCATCATGGGTTAGTAACTCTAAAAAATACTATTTATATTTTAGATTCTATCAATAGGAAAAAATAAGTATGCCACAATCTCTTTATGTACGCGATGGTAATGGTGATCTAAAACAAATTGAAGTTATATCGGGATCAAGTGGATCCATCATTATTCCTGTCCATTCATTAACCGGAAGCGTTGCGACAACTCTTTCATCCGCAGACTTATCTGCACTTACATCTAGTATATCATCAGTTTCTAGTGCTGTAGGACTTTTCAATCAACAACTCTATCAAGCCCTAACTGGTGGACCAGTATCCATGAGTGTAGATATCGTTGCTGGTGACGTTAATGCAATTACAGGTTCAATTGATAAAGTTACTGCAGAAT